ACCTTGACCTGCTCAACCCCACGCTCGTGCTGGCCGGCCCGTTCATCGCCGTCGGTGGGCTCGGCGCCTTCGCGGTTTGGGCGGTGAACGACTTCCCGATGCCAAAGCGCAAGAAGTCCGAGCCGACGAAGACGCAGAGTCCGCGGCCGGCGATCCGGGCCCGGGCCGAGATCGCCACCACAGCCCCGCACGTCAAGGCCATCGAGGGCGAAATCTTGGCCCGGCCCCAGATCGAAGGACACCGGTGATGGCAGCCAACGAGATCACTAGCTGGATCCACCGTCCCGACGTCCTCGTGGCTGGCCTGCTGGTCTCCGTGCTTTTGCTGGTCTGGCTCGGCCGCCGGATCCGCCAGGTCGCGAGGTCGGCCCGGCCCGACGAGCCGCTCTCGAACCTCGCCATGATCGTCGGCCTCGGCTGGTCGTCCGAGGCCGTCTGGGAACTCACTGGCCGGGCCGGTTTCCCGACCAGCCTGCGTCTGCTGATGTTCTTCGTTCTCGAGACCCTGCTCGTGCTCGCGATGATCCGCGCGAAGCGGTCCATGCGCGAGCACGGCCACCCCGGCCGGTCCGGTCGCACCGCGTGGATCGTCGCAACGGCCATGGCGGTCGTCGCCGCCGCGATCTCGTCCTCACTCGCCGAGGGCATCCTCCGCCTGCTGATCCCGCTCCTCGTCACCCTCGCCTGGTGGGACGGCCTCGTTGGCGAGGCAGCCAAGCGAGCGGACGGCGCGAGCAGCTGGCGGTGGACGCCTCGGCGATTTCTACTCTGGCTCGGCGCGATCGAGCCCGGCGAGCGCGACATCGAAACCGTGCATCGCGAGCGACTCACCCAGCAACTGACCCGACTGGAGTTCCACCGCCGGCACGGCACGCGGTGGCAGCGGAGGCGCGCGACCGGGCGTCTCGCACGGCTGTCGCTGGCCGCCGACGACGACATGATCGCCGACGTGAGGCGGCGGGTCGACCGGTCCACCTGGTTCGCGGCACCCGCATCTGCCGCAGACGACACGGTCCCACGACGGGCGACGAGCATCGCCCAGGCCGGGCGCGCTCGAATCGCCCGGGCCCGCCACGGGCGCCGCATTCGCACCGTCCGGCTCACCCACCTCCGCCCCCGGGTCCCAGCAGCTCAGCAGCCGCGTCAGGACGAGCGGGCCGCCCACGAGATCGACTTCGTGATCCGCGCACTGCGGACCGCGGACCCGACTCTCGGCCGGCGGCGCCTGGCGGCACTCGCCGGGACGTCTGAGGCAGCCGTCCGGCGCGCCATCCAGCCCACCAAAGAACCCGAGCGGGAACCGCGCATCAACGGGGAGCGCCCAGAGCTGCAGGAGGTCGGCGCGTAATGGCGATGGGTTCACTGGGCGAGCTGGCGTACCGGTACGTGACCGGTCGGCCGCTGGACGGCCGGGACGGATACCCGTACCTCCGGCCCGGTGCCGGCCGGTGGTCCGGCTGGAAACGGCAGGCATACCGCCTCGGCACGCCCGCCCTGGCGGCGCTCACCGTCGTTGAGCCGCACCAAGGGATCGGTGTAGCCGCGACGGCCGGTGCGGTTGCGGCCTGGAGTGGGCGTCGGCAGATGACACGCCGGCGCTTCCGCCGTGCGTACATCGACCCGACCCTGACCGCCATCCGCACACCGCTCGGCCTCGAGACCGGGGTGACGCTGCACGTCGACCCGGGCCTGGGCAACCTCACGCCACGGCTCGCCACTCCGCTGTCTCCGGCGGAGCTCGCCGCGCGGCAGTGGTACGGCCAGCGGATCGAGCCCGTTCTGCGGTGGCTTCCGGATCGGACGCAGCGCTGCGCGTGGGCGGTGCAGCGGTGGGTCCGGCCCGCGACCACCAAGCTCGACGTCTTCCGGCGGCCCGGCACCGAGCAGATCGGTCCGCACATCGAACTGACCGCGCAGACGCCGTACCTCACCCAGGAGCAGCGGGCACTCGTCTCGTCGATCATCAACAGCAAGATTCCAGTCTCTGACCTGGTCGAGTCCTGGAATCAGGTAGGAGCGCAGGTGAAGGCACGTTGGACGGTTCGTAAGCGCCCGCCAGGCGACGTCGGTTACGACCACGTCATCGCCCGGATCGATTCACTGGCCGAGTGGGAGTTCTACATTGGTGAGGCGGCCGGCGGTAGGCCGTACACCATCTCGCTGAAGGACGACTCACCACACATCGCAGTCAGCGCCGGGTCGGGCGCCGGCAAGAGCGTGTTGGCCCAGCTGATCGCGGTGCAGGTGCTACGCCGCGGTGGCCGCGTCATCATCCTCGATCGCAAGGGCTCGCACCGATGGGCTCTCGGCGTGGACGGCGTGGACTACTGCACGAAGCCGCACCAGATGCACGCTGCACTCATCCGCGAGGCCGAAGACGCCGACGTCCGCAACGACCTGGCGCTGCACGAGGCAGACGACTGGGACCCGGGCGAACGCACGCTGGTGATCTGCGAGGAGCTCAACGCCACGATTGGCCAGCTGACCAACTACTGGGCCGAGGTGCGCGAGAAGTCGGATCCGAAGAAGTCGCCAGCCGTCACCGCGCTCGCCGAGCTGCTCTTCATGGGCCGGGCCGCGAAGAAGAACGTGCTCGCGATTGCGCAGATGCTGACTGCCCGAGCGATCGGCGGGCCGGAAGCGCGCGAGAACTTCGGGGTGCGCTGCCTCGCCAGATACACGGTCAACGCCTGGAAGATGCTCGTGCCAGAGGCTGCGATGCCGAAGTCATCTCGGACGCTCGGCCGGTGGCAGGTCGTCATCGGCGGTGTCGCGACAGAGGTTCAGGTCGCGTACCTGAACACCATGCAGGCACGTGCGCTCGCCAAGCCTGCGGATGGCCCTGATAGCGCGCTGAGCAGCGATGTCCCCGAGGACAGGGACATGTTGACCTTGCGGGACGCCTCAGACGCTGGCGTGATCCCGTGGGGGTATGAGGCGGCGAAGAAGCGGCTGCAGCGCAACGTGGGCGCCGTGCCCGCTCCGCGTGGGAAGAAGGGCAACGCGGACCTGTACACGCGCGGTGATCTCGTGACCTGGGCGGAAAGCGGTAAGACGTCGGTTGGATGATCGGCGTCAATGTCTACCCGTTTGGCTTACCTGGATCAGGTGGCCTGCAGCGTTGTGGCTCATGACGACGTACCGTCGATGTTGGCGGCCGGTTGTAGCGGCCGGCCGCCGCACCCTGACCGCTACCAGGGAGCCGCCATGTCCGAGATCGGTGACCGCATCTTCGAACTGCGCAACGAGCGCACCCCCCGGCTGACCCAGCAGGATCTCGCCGATCGTGCCGGCGTATCCCTCGATCTGGTCAAGAAGATCGAGCAGGGCGTGAAGCCCGGATCGCTGCCGTATCTGACCAAGATCGCCAAGGCACTCGACGTCGATCTGGGTGTGCTCGTGGGGAAGCCGACCCACCTCGAATCCGTGCCGGATGCCGGCGGCATCCTCGCCCTGCGCCGAGCGCTCACCCCGGTCGTCGACGACGGCGGTGAACCTGCTTCCGTCGACGAGCTCCGCGCCTCCGTGCGCCAGGCGTGGGCCGCTTACTGGTCCGGCAACTACGATCTCATCGCGACGTTCCTGCCGCAGGTGATCAGCGACGCTCGGCGGATCGGTGCTGCGGATCTGCATGCCGAGTCGAGCCAGCTAGCAGCCTCCACGCTCGTCCATCTCGGTCACCCCGATCTGTCGCTGGTAGCTGCCGACCGCGCCCTGGACGTCGCCGAGGACCGGAATCTGCACGCCGCAGTGGTCGGCACCCGGAGCTGGGTGTTGCTCAACCAGGCGCGAGCAGACGACGCCGCGGCGATCGCGGTCCGCGAGGCCGACGAGATCGAGCCGAACCGCAAGGCCGCACCGGAGGCGGTGAGCATGTGGGGCAACCTGCTGGTGACCGGCGCGACCGCCGCGGCTCGGGCCGGCAACGACGACGAGGCCCGCGATCTACTGCAGGTGGCGCACGGCGCGGCGGTCCGGCTCGGCGAGGACCGCAACGACTTCAACACCACGTTCGGCGTCACCCAGGTGGTTATGCAGCGCGTCGACGCAGCCGTGGTGGCCGGCGACTTCGCGCGCGCCCTGGACGTCGCCCGGGAGATGCCGCAACACAATCCGATGCCGCTCGCCGCACGGTCTCGACACAAGACCGACCTGGCACATGCACACGCTGGCCTGGGCCGGTACGCCGACGCTGAGCGGATCTTGCTGGAGATCGAGCAGGACGCCGGGCAGTGGATGCGGTATCAGCCGTTCCCGCGAGCGGTGGTCGGTTCACTGCTGAACGGCCGGCGCGCGTCGCCGAAGCTGCGCGGCCTGGCCCGGAGGCTAGGGGTGCGGTAGGACGCTCCGTCCCCCCTGCCAAGATCGCTCTGGGCAAAGGGGTATCTGCCGTCCCTTCACTATCTGTTAGCCCGCCATCACTCTAGATCGCAGCGGTGGCGGGCCGGCGTCGACTGGACATCTTCAGCGGCCCGCCGCCGCGCACCGCGGCGGCGGGCGCTCCCTGGCTGGCACCAGGACGGCTCGCCGCCGCCCAGAACCCCGGATCGGCTCGGCGAGCGGAGGCGAGGAACGTGACCAGGCGGCAGCAGTACCCGATCGAGCACGGACGTCGACGGCTCTGGCGGCGCGGCAGACCATGGAAGGTCGGCTGCCGCTGCGGCGTCGACGCCTATCCGTGCCCGGCTGAACGCCAGCGCGTTCGATGCGCTCGGCCCTCCGAGCCGATCCGGAGCTTTGGGCGGCGACCCGTCAACGCGGGCAGGTGGCGGTGATGCGCAGGGACTACCCGGCAGGCGTTGTGCTCCACGCACCGCACTGCGTCGAGGGCGGCAACTCCCCCGCTCTGCCGATCGACGCGGCATACGAGGCGTACCCCTCACACCAGCTGCACTTTTGCTTCGGCGGCATGGTCCCAGCAGGGCTCATGGACATGCACACCCTGCAAGAGATCATGCCGTTCGTCGTCGTGGAGCAGATCCAGTACGGACCTCACGACTACGTGCAGTCGGAGAAGTGGCCAGCGGATGCGGTCCGGCCGCTGTGCGGGAAGTGCCAGGGCACGCACGAGGCTGCCCGGGTCCAGGCCCCGACACCTGCCGGCCTTCCGCAGCGGCCGAAACTCGATCATCAGTCGTGACAGTGATCCACCTGATGGGTCGCGCAGAAATCCGAAGCAGGCTAGGGCTCAGCCGGGCCCGGATTTACCAGCTCACCCAACGCCCCGACTTCCCGAAGCCGTGCGCGGAGCTGCTGGGAGGCGGAATCTGGCTGGCTGACGATGTTGAGGCGTGGATCCGTCAGTACCGGCCTGAGCTGGCCGAGGGTCCCGACGCCTTCTGACCCAGGACGCATAAAAGCCCCGCTCTCCTGCAGGAGGGCGGGGCTTTTATGTGAGGAGGGCTGAGATCAGCGGTCGGCCGTGGCGCTGGTCGGCAGCAGGCTCGGGTCCGTGCTGTCGCCGACCGTGGTGCTCACGATCGACGTCAGCACCGACAGCACCGCGGCGCCACCCGCGATACCGGCCGCCCCGAGCGGGTCGACGTCGAACAGGTTGAAGGCGTCGCCGCCCCAGAGCAGCAGGAGCGCCTGGGCGGAAGACTTGACCGCGCGCTCACCGGTAGCCAGCCAGAACACTTTCTTGAACATCGATGCTCCCAACTTTGTCGTACACGTGTTCGATAATCAGGGGATGGGCATGCAGAACGGCACCTTGGACCAGGCGACGAACAGATGGATTCAGGACGAAGCGGATAAGCACTACAACGGGGATTGGGGCCGTGCGGCAGCAGCCATCCTGGAAGCGGCACACGCCCGAGCAGCTCACCCAGAAGACCAGTGGGCGGAGCTCGACTCGCGGGTCAAGAGCCGCGCGAAGTAGGTCAGCCGCACGTCTCCTGCGGTGACGGGGGTACCGGGTTCAGGCGGCGCTGCTCGTCCGCCTGGGCCCGGGCCATGTTGTACCGGCGGATCTCCGACAGCGCAGCGTCCGGCTGATCAGCAACCACCCGGAGCAGCTCGTCGAGCGCCTGGCGGTCCGCCTCCGCCGCCTCCGCCCGCGCCCGGGTGCTCGAGTTCGCCGACTCGTTGTACCGGGCCTGGCACGAGGTCATCTGGACCTGCCGAACGCCGATCATCACCGACAGGAGCAGGGCAACGGCCGCCATCAGACGCCAGGCGATGTCGGCAGGCCGCGAAGTCAGCCAGCGTGCAACGGCTGTGGTCATCGGTCGTGGTCTCCTCGGTCTCGGGTAGCCCGCCGCCAGATCAGCGGTCGAGCAGCGAGACCGAGGGCCCCGCACGTAACGATGGACAGGGCGGCCTGGAGTCCGTACAGCATGGTCACGTCTGTGCCCCGTCCCGAGGCTCGGCAGACGCACCGGGGGACGGGCTTTCGCTACCGCCTCCGCTGCGGCCGATCGCCGGCGGCGCGAGCGCGAGCACCAGGCCGGCCGGGACGCCCAGGAGGATCGCGTCGGGGAGCTGGCCGCGCACGAGTGAAACGATCACGACGGCGAGCCAGGCCCCGAGTCCGGTGATCATGGTCAGATTCCGGAGCCAGGCCGGCACGTGATCAGCCCCCGTTGGCCGCAGATGGATGGGTCAGGTGGTGCTACGCCGCGGCGAGACGCTCGCCGAGCGCGTCGACGACGTCCTGGGCGATGCCGTCCGGGATCCCCGCGGCGATCCGCTCCGGCGTGAGACCGGCCAGCACGGCGTCCACGATCGCGTCCTCGTCGACCAGGTCCTTGCCGCCGAGCGCGGCCACCTGCTTGGCGAGTGCGCCGATCGCGGCGAGGATGCGGGCCCGCTCGGGCGAGCCGTACGCGTCGACGTTGCTCCAGCGCTGCCAGTTCGGGGTCTTTCCCGTGCCGGGGTTGACGTTGACCTTCAGATCTCCGACCGCCTTGGCGAAGTCGGGCAGGGCGTCCTTGAGCTCGGCCTTGACCGCAGCCCTCAGCTGTTCCGGTGTCACGTCGTCCTCCTCTACGCCCCACGGGCGCGTATCGCTCTCGGTCCTGGTCAGATACCGCGCGCTGATGTGCGCGTGATCGAAGTGCTTGGACGCGCCGGAGTACGTGCGCCACTCGGACCAGCCCCACGAACGGGAGATGATCCGGCCGCGCCAGATGATGTACTGCAGCCGGCCGTAGACGTCCGGACTTGCGTACTCGATGCGTTCCTGGGCGGCGATGTGCTGAATCCGCCGGTCGAACCAGCCACCGGCTTCCCGGCCCGAACCGTCCGGCCACGGCCCATCACTGTCGACATCTACCGCGTGGACCTCGTTCTTGTCGTCTGCGTCGTGATCACGCAGAACGTCGGAGTCCTCGTCCGGGGTGTGATCCGACGACGAGGTATGCGACGAGTCACCGATCGCACCATCGGCGCCCTTGTCCCTGCGCGGGGCGACTGAGTTGAACTCGTCGCGCAGCTTGACCAGGCACGGCACCAGCATCCAGTCAGCCATATCGGCCCTCCGATCAGTAGGTAGGTGCGCCAGGGCAGTCGTCGTACGCGCCCGCTTGCCGGACCACCATCTCGAACGGACCGGAGGCGAAGCCTTTGAAGGCGGCCGTGCCGGCGCTGACGGTCCCACGGAACACGATCCCGACGGTCGCAGCCGTGAACGTCGGCGCGGTGCGGAAACTGCAGCGGAATTCATAGAAACGGGCGCCCGTGGCTGGGAGACCCTGGCGGCCGTAGTCGACGAGGATCGAGCTATCGGGCCGCCGGATCTGCGGGAGGAAATCGAGCGCGGCCGAGGTGGAGACCTGGGAGCGCACGGTCACGTCGTAGGCCCATCCGGGCCGCAGCGCGGTGGCTGCGGTGCAGATGGTCTGGCCTGCGGTTGTGACCGTTTGGACGGTGCCGGTGTTGCTGTAGTAGCCCACGACCCGCCCGACGTCCCGGATGGCTGCCTCAGCAGCCTCGGCGAGGGACTGGCTCAAGAGAGGGCCGTTGGGCGGATCGTCGTCCTCTTGATACGGCAGGCCGTAGATCGGGGTGCTGTCGACCATCGGGTGCTCCTCACAGGGCCATGGCGGTGATGTTGCGGTTTTCGAAGTTGGCCTGCACGGCACCGCCGCGCCGGCGGTACATCGCTGTGATGGTGGTGAGGCCTGGGGTTAGCCCTTCGAGCAGGACGAGCCGCCCTGCGGCGCCCGTCGTACCGAAGGTGACAGCGCTGGAGGAGACGAGGATGTTGCCGGACACGACATACGCACGAGAGGACGCTGCGCCGAGGGTGTTCGCTCCACTGAGCGCGAAACCCATATCGCCACCGGCAATGATCGTGTTCGCGGCAGCGGTTGTGCCCTGAGCTGAGATCTCTGCAGCAAGGAACACCATCAATCGCCCGCTCTTGCCCACGACGATGGAGACCACCGGTCCGCTGCCCGCCTTGAATGAGGTGCTGGTGAAGCTCTCCAGGCCGGTAACGGATGCCGACTGGGTGCGCAGCGAGGACAGCGCGGATACCGCCTCGGGACTGCCCGGGATCGTGAACCGGCCGAGGATGCCCCACGTGTTGCCCGAGACGAGGATGCTGACCACGTCGCCGATGTTCAGGATCGCCGCTTCGCTCGTGTTCAGGATCGACAGGTTCGCCATCACGGTTTCGTCGACGGCCACCAGGTTTTCGGCCGTCTCCTGGTTCCAGGACATCACCACGCCCTGGCGGAACTGGACGCCCGGCCCGGCGTCCGGCGGCCTCAGCAGCTCCACCAGCTCGTCGTCGGCCATCAGGTCTCTCCGATCGTGATCAGGGTTTGCTCCCGGGTGGTGGCCTGCATCGACTCGTCGACGGTGAGCGGGATGGTGAGGGTATCGATCACGTGCGTCTCCGTCTGGCCGCCGTCGACCTCGATCGCCACCGGGTCGTCTGGCTCGATCGCGGGGTTGACAATGGAGCGGAAGTCCACGTTGTACGGGAGCCCCAGCGCGCGTTTCAGGAGTGTCCGCGCGGCCGCCGTTGCGGCGGCGTTGCTGGTCAGCAGCGGGCTCGAAAACGTCCGGTGCACCCGCCCGAACGGCCCACCCCACCTCGTCGGTGACGTCGCGCCGGCATCGACAGCCAGACCGCGTGCTGGCGCGGTCGTGTCGAGGCCCTCGCCCTTGGCCAGGACGCCGTTATAGGTGCCGACCCGGGACAGGCTTCGGGAGGCCTCGACCAGCACGCCACCCTCGCCCTGAGCCACCGTCCACACCGGTGTGGCAGTGCTCGGCAGGTCGGAGATCTTCAAGACGCCGCGGTGGTCGAAATACCAGCGCTTCCCCAACCCGGTGATCAGCTCGTCGACGAATCCGTACCGGTCCTCCTCCACGGCCACGGTGCGACCGATCGGAGCGTTGGCCACCGTGGGCTCGTCCCACTCGATCACCGCAGCCGGGTACGCCTCGGTGACCAGCTGGGCCACCACGGACGCGTTGGTCCGGGCCGCCCCGAACTGCACAGGCGAGGTGAGCTTGCTGTCGACGATCGCGGCCATGCGGTCCACGGCCGTGACCTCTATCGGCCCGTTCGGCGGGACGTCCTGCTCGATGGTGTTGATTCGGTGGTAGCCCAGCGACACCCACTCCACCGCGCCGTTGCCGTAGGCGATCCCGCGCTCCACGAAAACTTCGTTGCCGTACGGGGTGAGCAGGTCCGACCCGTACTGGGGCCACAGCCCGGTGCCGTCGATCTCCAGGCTGAGCTGCGACCGGAGCGCCTGACCGGAGTCAAGGCGGACCTCGCCGTCGATGATCCGGACCTCGGTGCCGATCGGGGTGACTCCGGTCTGCCCGGGTGTGACGACCCAGGCCCGGACCACCGCGGTGTGCGATCCGGTGAGCGTCCGCAGGAACTTGTCGCTGACGGGTCTCACGGGACGATCACCGTCTCGGGATCTGCCACGTACGCGGCGACATCCGCCCATGTCGCGAACGTGGCAATAACGTCTGCCCAGGTGCCGAACTCGGCGAGCAGCGTGGCCCACGTGGCGGCAGCGCCGACCACGTCCGGGCCGGGCGCCGCCCGCTCCGACATGGGCAACGACCACACGCGCCGCCGATCACCCGGCAGCTGGGAGAGTCGGCGATGGCTGCTGGTGCCGACCTTCACGTATCCGGTCGGCACGTCACCGTCGTAGGTCGGCGGCACCTGCAGATAGAGCACATCGCCGAGTGCCAGCATCAGCTCCAGCGCGCGGGTATCGCCGGGGTCGTCGGTGCGGACCTCCAGCTCCCACTCGCGTGGACCGCGGACCTCGGCGACCTCCACGGGAAGGCTGCGGCCCTTAATCGCGAACGATCCCGAGCGGGTCGGCTGGCTAATCGCGGGCGCAGTCCGCACCGTCACGGCCCGGTTGAGGAACGGCCGGGCCACGCTTTTGAGCCACACCCGGTCGATCACTGCGGTGATGACGGCCGTCTCTGTGGAGACCAGCACGTTGCCGCTGGTGTAGCCACGCACGCGATAGGTGACCGGCTTCCCAGGCGGGAACTCGTAGTCGTCGAGAGCCACGGCGCCGGCGGCCGGGGCACGGCGGCCGCCGCCGCGCACGGTCGTCCACCGCCAGCCCGTGAGGCTACGGTCGATGACCGCGTATGCCACCGTGCCGACGACCGTGGCGGAGAGTCGTACGCGGGCCACCGCATCGTCGTAGGTGAGGGTGATCATCGACGCCTCCCCGTCGGCTGCGGCACCATCTTGGTCCGAGGACCTGCTTTCCTTGCCGTCTTGGCGTTCGACTTCTTGATCCGCACGTCGACGAGGTCCTCGATCTCTCGGGTGCCTAGGTAGACGTGCACCTCGATGGGCTGGCCGTTGCGGTCGGTGCCGTCCTGCCGGGCCTCGCGGACCAGGTTGTTGAGCTTGGACAGCGGCATGACCGCCTCGTCCTCGCGGCCTTCACCGACGATCGTGAGCCGGCCGCCGCGGGTCTTCGGGACCACGGCGCCTTTGGCGAGCATCGGAATGTTGGGCGTGTTGAGCGTGACGGACGGGATGCCCATGCCCAGGATCGATCCGCCGCCCAGCGTCAAGCTGAAGTTGTTCCACCGGCCGATCACCCAGTTGATCGCCGACCGGAACGCGGATTTCAGCCCGTCGAACGCGCCGCTGAGCGCGCTACGGAGCCGCCCTGGGAGCGCCTGGAACCAGTCGAGCGCCTGATTGCCCTTGTTGATGATCCCGTTCCAGGCACCCAAGATCCATTTCTGCCACAGGGTGTCCCGGAACCAGGAGCCCACCGCGCTCGCGGCCGATTTGATGCCGCCCCAGGCCGCTTTCCACATCTTCGAGAAGATGTCGGTCTGGCTGGCGATCAGTACGATGCCGGCCACCAGCGCGGCGATCGCGAGCACCACCAGGCCGATCGGGTTCATCGACAGCACCAGGTTCAGCGCGGTCTGCGCGATCGTCCAGAGCTTGACCACGCCGATGACCGTGCCGATGACCAGCGCGAGGGTGCCGAGAACCGCGGCGGCCGGCCCGACGACGGCAGAGTGCCGGTCGATCCAGCCCACCAGGGACTCGATGTACGGGATCGCCTGGCCGATCTTCTCCACCAGCGCGGCCTGCGCGCTCCGCTTGAACGACTCCAGGCGCTGGCTGGCGGACTGCTCCAGCGTCTCGCCCATCTTGTCCGCGGCACCGGACACGTCGCCCATCGACTTTGCGGCCGTGTCCAGGTCGAGCGCCAGCAGCGCACCGCCGAGGTTCTCACCGGGACCGCCGAAGAGGCCTTGGATGGCCTGCTGCGTGGTGGTGGATTCCGGGCCGAGCTCGCGCAGCTTGTCGAGCACCATCTGGAACGCGGCCTGCGCCTTCGGCCCGCCGGCGGCGATTCCGGAGGCCACGGTGTCGGCGTTCAGGCCGAGCGTGGCGAGGGCGTCGGAGGTGGTCTTGCTGCCGTCGACCGCGCGCAGCGAGAACTCTTTGACCGCGTCGGCGACGGAGTCCGCGTCACGGGCGCCGGCCTTCAGCCCCTGGGAGAGCAGGCCCGTGGCGGTTGTTCCGTCGATGCCCATCTTCTGGAACTGGACGGAGTACTCCGAGAACGTATCGAGCAGGTCGCCAGCGTGGTCACCGGTCTGCTGGAAACCGCGGGTGAGGATGTCGAACGCCTCGGCGCTGTCCTTGGCCAGGCCGGTGCGGACCATCTGGCCGGCGGCCCGGGCGGTCTGGGTCACGTCCTGCCCGAACGTATCGGCCAAGGCCTGCGCCTTGAGCGTGACGGACTCGATCTCAGCGTTCGTCGCGTCCTCGTCCAGCAAGCCGGACCCGAGGACACCACGCAGCGTCTCGTTGACCGCTTCCAGGGACTCGCCGAAACCCCTGCCGTAGACGTTTCCCGCGATCTCGCCCATGTCGGCGGCGTACTGAGCGTCCCCACCCAGCTGAGCGGACAGTTTCGCCTTGGCCTTGTCCGCATCGAGGGCACCGACCAGGCCGGCGCCGATTCCGGCGGCGAGCGCCCCACCGATCAGCGGCCCGTACTCGCGGGCCTTCTCCCCTGCGGCCTGGAGCTTGTCCTGGGCGCTGGCCAGGCCGCGGGCAAGAGCGGTGTCGTCCGCGCGGAGGTAGGTGACCAGCTCGCCAAGTTTCAGGGCCATGGGCTGGTCGCCTCCGAGCTATTCAGGTGGATTGAGCGCGCGGCTGAGCCGTGACTTGGTGAGGACCAGGCCCTCGATGCGGATTTGCAGCCACCGCCACGACCGGCGCCGCATCAGCGCCCGGTCGTCGACGTCGATGCCGTACTCGGAGTGCAGGTCAGCGACGATCAGGTCCCACTGTTCGAGGACCTCTGTCCACGTCCGCCCCTCGCCCGCCTGTTCCTCGATGAGCCGTTCCGGGATCTCGTAGTACTCGAAGAGCCCGGTTTCGGGGTCTCGGCGGCCGCGGCCGTATTGGTCCGCCCAGCTGCCCGGCGCTCCGCCCTGTTCGCCGGGCCCGGCGCTTCCCCCGGACGACCACCCGATTTCCAGTACCGCTCGGCCTCGTCCTCGTCCCGCACGATCCAGAGGTAGGCGACCCGACCGCAGAACTTGATGTGCTCGTGGAGGACCCCGTCGGCGACCATCAGGTCGTAGGCCGTGCTGAGGGTGCGCTGTTCCAAGGTCCGGATCCCTTTGCCGAGCTGGGGAAGCTCGTTCTCGATGGAATCGAAGACCTCTTGCAGCTCCTCTGGCGCAGTTGCCGTGCGGAGTCGTCCGGTGACCTCGGCCAGCATCTGGCACCACAGCCCGAGCTCGGCTGAAGCGGGCGGGATCACATACTCGCGCTCGACGCCGTGGCGGTCCGGCACGGCGAGCGTGAGCTCAGGGTTGAAGTACTCGCGAAGCCCGGAGAGCTTGGCCATCAGGAGACCACGAAGTCATTCGTCGTACCCGCGGTCTCAGCGGTGCCGGCCGGGGTCGTGACGGTGACGTCCTTCGAGCCTGCGGTGAGCGCCGGCTTGGTCGCGACGATGTGCCCATCGTGGATCACCGTGAAGTTGGGCGCCGCCGTGCCCCCGAAGCTCACCGCCGTGGTGCCGGTGAAGTGCCCGCCGTAGATGTTGACCAGGCCGCCCGCTGCGGTGCCGCCTGCGGCCGGGCTGAGGCTGGTCACGACCGGGGTCATGTCCGCATTCGGGTTGTCGATCACGCTTTGCGGGCCCTGGCCCTGGAGGACCAGGGACACGATGTCGAGGGCCTCGGGGCCACCGCCGTCCGGCGGGAACGCCTTGACGAAGACCGTGCCCTCTTTGCTGTTGCCGTCGTCGAGGCCTTCCTTGTCGTACCAGCGCACCGCGAACTCGCCGAGGTGGGTGGCCTGCTTGCCGGCCTCGTACTTGTCGCGGAGGAACCGGTGGACCGGGTGCACTGCGGTGCCGGCCGCGTTCTTGGAGAAGAAGATCTTCGCTTCGATCCGCCAGCTGACCCCGGTTCCGGTCTCGCGGTAGAAGCCGTTGTCCTCGTGGGTCTCGTCGGCCTCGGTTCGAATCTCTTCGACGAGGGTCACTTCCTGCTTGCCGATCAGCTCCTGCCAGCTGCGGGCTTCCCAGGTGCCGGTGTTGAGGTCGATGCGGTATCGCCTGGCGAGCGCGGTGACTCGGGTGGTGGGTGTGGCGGCCATGAGGTCCTCCTGATCAGTCGGTGCGGTTCGGGGTTGGCCTCATGGCCTGGACGTAGTAGTTGTGCGAGATCTCCCAGCGGCTGGCGCTGTCGCGGCCGAGGGAGGTGTACGACTGCCGCCAGACCTGGACGACAGGAATGCCGCCCCAGGTGAGGCCCTCAGCGCTGTCGAGAAGATCGAAGATCGCATCGCCGATGTCCGCAGCCGCGCGGGGATCTGTGGTGCCGCGTACGCGGATCTGGAGGCCCTGCGTCACGTCGGCCATCCCGGGCGGGGAAGCGACCACGTACGGGGCGAGGGTGATTAGCCGGTCCGGCCGGGCCGGGATGTCGAGCATCACGATCGCGACCTCGTCAGCTGTGTAGCTACCGCCCGGCCGCCAGACACCGACGCCTGCGGCCTGGAGGTGCTCGGCACAGCCGACCACGAGCCGGGAGGTCCAGCCGTCGCCGATCATCCGAGGAGCCCGCGCGGGCGGGAGGCAATGAGCGCGAGCATCGTCTCCTGCTCGTCGTTCATGGGATCTTCCAGGTATTTCGCCTGCTTACCGGCGTCGTGTCGCAGCGTCATGTCCTCGTGCTGGCGGACCGCGTACGGCCGGTCGTAGGAGACGGCGACGGTCTGCTCGCCGCGGTCGCTGGACACCTCACCGGATCGGGCCAGGTCGCCCTCCTCCAGCGGTGCGAGCTCGGAGGAGACCTGGAGCAGGTGCTCAGCAGCGAGTTCCAGGCCGTCGATCGACGCGCCGCGGAGCGCCGCCATGACGTCGTCGCCGCTCCAGTTCAGCTCGTACGGCTCATCTGCCATCGGTCACTCCAGGGACAGCTCGACGTGTTCGGGCAGGTCCAGGCCGTGGGCGTCGAGGACGGCAACGGCCAGGACGCGGGTAATGCGGCCGGACGGCAGGGTCACCCGGCTGCCGGCTGGAGCGGTGGTGCCCCGTGGGCAGAGCACCGTGGCACCCGATGTGTCGTTGTGGCCGGCCGCGTCCTGGGTTTGCACCGCGACGCGGCGGGTGGACTCGTCGACGACGCACGGGCCCACGACGACGGGGCTGCCGTACACGTCGCCGAACCCTCCGGCACCGGTGAGCGCCTCGACCGTGATCTCGTGCGGCTCCGGTACGTACTCCTCGACGAACTCGGCCCAGTTCACTGCTCACCTCTGCATCGGTCCGTGGCCGGTGAGCCCGGCCTGCTGGAGGATCGCCCAGGCCGAGGACCAGAGATCACCGACCTTGGCGGCACGGTCTTCGGCCGCCTTCGGCGAGACGGAGATCTTGCCGAAGGAGAAGCCACCGCCCTTGCGGCCGCCGGAGCCGGTCACGTCGCCCTGCTCCAGGCCGACCGCGATCTGCTCGAGCACGGCCTCCCGGAGCGCGGCGATCGTGGCCGGGTCGGTCGGGTCGTAGATCGCGCACAGGATCACCTGGTCGACCGCCCGGGACGCTCGCAGCAGGAGCTGCCGCGCGTTAGCGGGGGTGCGGCCGAGGTGATCGTGCAGCTGCGTGAGCGTCGCGTACGCGCCCGGGATCGTCGGATCCGGGGCGCTCGTCGACGCCGTGATCGAGGCGAGGGCACCGATGTTGCCGGCCGCGTCCCGGGCCCGCACCGCGAGGGTGTACGAGGTCGCCGACGCCAGGCCGGTGAAGGTGTACGCCGTCGCCGTGACCCCGGTCGCCACCACGGTGCCGTCACGCAGCACGTCGTACGAGGCGACGCCCACGTTGTCGGTGGCGGCCGTCCAGGTCAGGGCGATCTGCGTCTGCCCGGGTGTCGCCTGCAGGCCGGTCGGTGCCGACGGTGGCGTGGTGTCGGCGATCGCCGGGAACCCGTACGACGCGAGCGGCGCCGGGGTCGGCCGGACTAGACCGCTCGGGAACGGGTACGCCGGCGGGACCTGGCCGAGGTCGGCCAGCAGGTTGGTCAGGGCCTGCTGCAGGACCGGGGAGACGAGCGTGCCGCCGGGGTGCCGGTCGTGGACCTCGTCCAGGCCCCATGCGTATTGCACGGTGCCGGCCGCGAACACGACGGCGCCGGTGGTCGGCGACCGGTACGCGGTGATCGCGTGCGTGTACGGGCCGCTCAGGCTGTAGATGTTGCCGTCGTCGTCCGACAGCATCCCCGAGACGGTGTGGGTGATCTGAGACAGCCGGATCAGCCCGGACGGGGCCTCACTCGGAATCATGTCGGCCGGCTCGTCCGCCTCGAAGCCCACGATGCCCGCCGGGCTGGTCCAGACGTCGCTGCCGGTGAGGCCGGCCACCGTGGTCGAGCGCCACAGCGGCGAGCTCGCGTGCGCGGCCGTCGCACCCATCGGGTACGACGAGATCCCGTTCAGGCGGAAACGCTGCCCGTTGAGCAAGCTCGCAGGCCTGCGGTCAGGGTTGAAACTCCTGGTGTCCTGCCAGGTGCCGGAGTAGAGCCCGGTGGGGTTGAGCTGGCCGTCGTGCGAGTCCTTCCAGCAGTCGAACGTCCGCCGGTCTCCGCTCCACCTGATCCGCCAGAACGCCTCGTTGCCGGACAGGATCACCAGGTTTGACGCCTGGGTGGCGTGATCGTGGGCGGCCACGTGGGCGTCCCGCATGCCAGCTGACCAGTACTCGTCGTGCCCGGAGGAGATCACCGCATCGCGGCCGAGCAGCAGCGACGGGTCCGCGTCGACCTGCGCGCAGCTCAGGTAGTCGACGTCGTAACCGAGCCGCTCCAGCCAGCGGATCAGCGGATATTCCGCGTTCCAGAACGATGTCTGCGGCAGGTGCTGGCGGGTGACGAGGGGCCGGTCGTAGCTCACAGCACGGGCGCGGGTGGCCTGACTGAAATCGAAGCCCGTTGCCGAGCCGGTGCCATAGATCGAGCGGCCGTTGAGCAGGTCCGCCGGGTTCGTGCCGGCATGGTTGTAGGCCTGCCACGTGCTGTCGCTGAGCCGGACCGCGATCGAGGCCTTCCGGTTCGGGTCGGTCACCACGAAGGGGCCGATGTGCGAGCTCAACGCCGCATTGTCGTTCCGGGAGATTTTGATGATGTAGACGCCCGGTGTCAGGGTGCTCGCCGGCGTCCAGGTCGCGTTGATCGACCAGTTCGAGCAGCTGCCCATGAGCGTCGTCGGGTCGACGGTGCCTGCGGGCTGCGTGGTCTGCGGTCCGTTGACCGTGTCAACGGGCCGTGCCCCAGCGCCGCCGTAGTAGCCGAGTCGGTAGACAGTGCCGTTCCAGCTGGCCGCTGGACTGTGGACCTTGAGCGAGAGCGCCTGGCCGCGCGGCACGTGCGTTGACGTGGCGTAGCCCTGGATCGTCATGCTGCCCGCGCCGACGATGTCCCAGACGGACTTCGCGACGCCCTGGAGCCGGTTCTCCGCCTCGATCGCGGTCTCGGCGGGCGGCGGCTCCTCCGGCGGGTCACCGACCGGCTCCATGGCCCAGACGGCGATCTGCAGCTGCACGGCCGGGACGTTCGTGATGACCAGCTGGTGCTCGCCGGCCGCGACCACACCGGACGCCACGACCAGCCGGACCGATTCGCTGCCCAGGCCCGTCACGACCACGGTCTCGTCGACGGTGAGGGCGCCCGGGAAGACCGGTGCCCAGGTCGGAGGCTCACCGACCGTGGAGATCGCCACGTACACGCGGCACCCGTCCACCGCGGTGGTCACCGGGGTCAGCGCGAGCTGGCCGCTGTACGTGATCGAGTTCGGGTACGACGCCACGGACCCGGCGTGGACCGGGCCCAGGTCGTTGCGGCTCTCGACCCAGCCGGCCAGGCCGCGCGGCGCCGTCGGCGCCCCGGACGGCCGGTCCCAGGTCAGCGCGGTCTCGCCGCCGGTCGCCGACCGGATCCCGACGGACAGCTCGCCGTCGCCGAGCGGCTGCGCGATCTCGTCCCAGCCGGCCGAGTAAGCGACCAGCGCGGGTGCGGCGCCGACCGCCACGAGGGTGCGGCCGGCGATCGCGGCGGCCGGGTAGGTCGCCGCGTGCTGCACGCCAGCCACCGCGGCGGCGTAGGGCAGTTTCCAGTCCCGCGCCACCGCGGCCCTCCCGGATCAGATGCGTTCGGACTTGCCGGTTTCGAGGTTGTGGCGCAGTCGCACGCCGCCGACCTCGTACTCCTCGTGCCGGTCCTTGTCGGTGTCCCGGTTCGGATTCGCGCCGGGCGGAGTGGCCTCACCAGTTTTGACGTAGCCGACCACCGCGCCGACGCCCGCCTGAGCGGCCTCGGCGAGGGTCTTCCCGTCGACCACGACGGTGGAGACCCGCTCGGTCGGGTCGGTCGTGTCGGCCGGGCCGTCACCGGGGGCCGTGATCTGCCGTTCACCGGGCACCTGGCCCTCAGCGACGGTGGCCTCCGGGACTTCGCCCGGGGCGTGGCCCTCGGCCACCGCCTGGTCGGCGGCGGCCTGGGCGGTGGTTTCCTGCTTCGCCTTGCTCTGTGCGCGGGTCGTCATGCCCAGCGCCTCCCTTCAGGGTTGGGGCCGGTCGAGCCGATCAGCCGTTGAGAACGCCGGTGAGCCGGGCCGCGGCCTTGCCCGCGAACACCGCCACACCGGTGAAGAACTCGATCCGGGTGCGGTAGGCCGGCTTGGCGTCCAGCTCGCCGAGGTCTCGGACGTCGACACCGCCGTTGGTCAGGCCGGTGACGCCCTTGTCGCCCTCGTCCTGGCCGTACTTGACCGCGTAGATGGAGCTCGTGATGCTCGCGGCGGTGCCCTGGGTTTCGGTCTGCGGCAGGATCCGAACGCCAGCGGCCGTGTCGCCCGGGTCGAGCACCGGAATACCATTCCAGGTCAGGACGCGCTTGCCGGTCAGGTCCTCGCGGACGATCTCGACTCCACCCAGGCGCCGGCCCGCCGAGCGAACTTTGGCCTGGATGGCGTTGTTGGCGTAGATTGCGCCGTTCTCGCCGTTGAGGCCGGGCACAGCGGCGACGAGTTCGTCGAGCTTGTCGAAGAAGGCGTGCACGTCGCTGCCGCCGTTGCCGACGACCGGGATGCCGTTGGTTCCGGCAGCGATGACCTGGGCGCCGGTGAGCCGCTTACGGAGACCGTCGAAGCCGTTCGGGGCGTCACCGCCGCCGGCGACGTCGCCGTTGAAGAAGGCGTCCTGGAAGCGGTACGAGGCCGCCTTGACCTTCATCGCCGTCTGCACGGCCCGCTGGTCGTTGAGGTTCGAGCGGGTCTTCGCGATGAACGTATCGACGTCCGCATCGCCGCCGAGGATGACCAGCGACTCGGTCGCCTGGTTCACGACGCCGGTCGATTCGGTGTACTGGCCGTTGACGGCACGGAACTCGACGCCGGGGAGCGTGCCCTCGCTGTTGTAGGCGTAGGCGTTGCCCTCGATCTCCATCAGCGGGATGCGGTCGAGGACGGGGCTGGCCTGCACGAACATCTCGATGACGCCGCGCTGGAGGTCGTTCTGGCTCAGGGTCGCAGCCTGAGCGAGGGTCACTGCCACGGTGGGCTCCTAAGGAATCAGGTTTGGCTGTAGGCGTGCCGGAGCCGGTCGATGCCGGGTCCGATCTGCTGCTGCGCGCCGGCCGCCGGGGCCCCGTTGAAGTCGCCGCCCGAGCGCGCCGGGCCAGCCGGCGGAACGGTCGGCGCCGGGGGCGCAGGCGGGTTCGGCGGCACGGGTTGGCCGGGCGCTGGGTTGGCCGGGGTCGCGGCCATCCACGGGTTCGCCGCGAGAACGCCCTGGATCGTCCACTGGAGACGCTGGGCGTAGTCGGCGGCGGCCGGATCGAGCTGGGCCGCGGCCTGCTGCCAGGCGAGGCTGCCGACCAGGGCCTGCGGGTTGACGCCCAACTGCGGGGCGAGTGCCCACGCCTGCTGGGACACCGAGGCGGCGCGTAGCTGCGCGGTGTGCTGCTGCTGGTTGGCGCGGAGACGTTCGATCTCCTCCCGCGCGGCCCTGGGCAGGCGGGCGAGGTCGTACGTCTGGCCGTCGTCGCCCGGGTCCGCCGGGGGCGGGGGCGTGAAGGCGGCCGGCAGCATCGGGTATCCGGGCTGGGCCGGGTACGGCTGCTGCTGTGGTGCGGGCTGCTGCGGCTGGGCGGGCGGCTGACCGGGCGCCGGCGGCTGAAGCCACCCGGGCGGGGCGGCTGGCGGCTGCTGAGGTGCGGTCTGCGGCGGGTAGCCGGGCGGGGCCTGCGGGGTCGGGTACGGCTGGGCCGGCGGAGCGAACGGCTGGCTGGGCGGCTGCTGGGCGGGCTGCCCCTGCGGGACGGCCGGCGCGGCAGGCGGCGCAGTCTGCGGCTGCTGGGCGGGCTGGGTCATTGAGCCTCCTGGCTCGATCGGGTGGTGCTTTCCGCTGCGGGATTGCGGCGGAGGCTTGATGTGGTCCTTGCCGGGACGCCGTACCGTGCTCGCGTGATCACTCCACAGGGGACAGGAGCGAAGGTGCGGGCAGGTCAGGTATGGAAGGTGGCTGGCGCGGCGGCGGTAGCAGGTGTGCTGATCGCCTGCGGCAGCGGCGGGGCAGACACAGCATCTGAGGCACCTGCCGTGCCGGCGGCAACCGCTGAGGCACCGGCTGGTAGCGGGCTTGTACCCGAGCCGGACGCGGCCACGACCAAGAAGTACGTGGCCGCGCTGCGGAAGATCGACGCGGACATCGTCAACGACGATGACGACGAGAAGCTCGTCGATCGGGGCCGCGACCAATGCAGCAGCGTCAAGGAGTCACCCGATGACGAGAAGAAGCTGATCAAGCTGACCAACCAGCGGTTCATATCCCCGGATCACCCGGACGGCTTCGGCGACAAGAAGTCGAAGAAGATCCTGGCGGCGGTCCGGAAATACATCTGCCCAGACCTCTGATCAGCGCGGCGCTGATCCGGCACCAATCTGCTCGCGGTAGCTGAGGCGCTTCAGCGTGGGGTTGGCGGCCAGGTGCTGTCGCATCTGGCCCTGCCACAACACCACCCGGGCCCGCGCCTGGGCGGCGGCGGCCGGGGTCAGCGCGGCGAGTTCCCGCTCTTTCCACCGCCGGATCGCGCGCTCGATCGCACGCTGTCTCTGCCGTGCGGCGTCGCCGTCAGGATCGGCGGTGGGCTGGCGCGGCAGCCGGGTGATCCCCGGCAGGTAGCTCCGGACCGAGTGCCGGCAGTTCGGATGCTGGAAGCCCCACGATCGCGCGTCGTCCAGGGTCGCCCGGACATCGATCGTGACCGGCTCGCCAGTGGTCTGGTGCGCCACCTCGATCGTGCCGGTCGGCCCGGAGCCGATCCGGAGCACCCGCCCTTCATACGGCCGGCACCGTTCGCACTCCTGGGCCTCGTTGGAGACCACCACGAACGGCAGGCCTAGGCGGCGCTGCTTGTCCACCTGGCCCTGCACTGCGGCGCGCTGGGTGACGGTGCGGATCGCCATCTCGACGTAGCTGGACATGCGCCAGCGGCGGCCACGCGCGTCGACGAAGCTGACCACGCCCTGCTCGACGAGCCGGGCGTACGTCAGCTGGGAGGCCTCGCGCCGGGTGAGCCCGCCCGCGATGCTCGCCGCCGTGCCCTCGGCCACCACACGGCGGTAGACGTCCGTGATGTGGCGCAGGACGTTGCTGTGCCGGGCGCCGATGTCCTGGACGAGGGCCTGGGCGAGCGCCTCCATGGCCGCTGAGCGGGGCACCACCGCGGTGGCGGCGGCGCCGGCCGCCGCGCCGGCCGACAGCTCGGTCGGGATCTCCTCGAGGACGGACGCTCCGCCGGCGGCATAGGCGTTGGCGACGGCCTGGAGGACCGTTTCGGCCAGCTCGTCGCTGATGCTGTCGAGGATGTCCTGGCCCGCCCTGCGCAGCTGGCCGAGAGCCGCGAGTCGCTCGATGGCCCAACCGGGGGTGTCGATGCCGGTCGCGAGGTAGCGGGTGACGAGCCGGAGCAGACCATGCTCGCCCGCCCGGTACAGGTCGACCGTGGCGCGGATGATCTCGGTCAGCTTGTCGGGGTCGACAGCCACCGGCTACTCCTGGGGCGGGTCGGCTGGCGGGTCGGGCGGCTGGCCCGGGTCGCCGCCGGTTCGGCCGCCGTTCAGGCCGCCGATCACGATCTCCGGGTCCTCTCCTGCGCCGCCGGCCTGCTGGATCCGGTCGACCTCTTTCCGCACCTCGGTGTCTTCCCAGTCCGGGTGCAGGGTCTTGACCTTCATCCAGGTGGAGATCGACTGGGCCGCTTCGAGGAGCTGCAGGGTGCGGGCCTGCTTCTCCGGGTCAACGGAGACGGTGTCACCGAAGTCGATCTGCGGGACCTCGGGTGTGACGCCGGTGCCGAAGATCGTGGCGTCAACGATCAACAGCGTCTCGATGAGCGTGCCGAGCTCGGGCCGCCAGTGAATGATCTTCGAGTCGCGGCCGATGTCCGACTCCTGCTTCCGCGCCCCGACCTCGGTCGCGGTCACCGCGGTCCCGTCCGACATGCCGAACGTCTGGGCCGAGTAGCCGGCCGTCTCGACGATCGTGCGGGTCATCTGGTCGGCGATGCGCAGGTGCTGCTCGACGCGGATGTCCGGCTGGAACGTGTGCATCTGCATCGCCTGGTCGTCGCCGGACAGCGTTTCCAGGCCGACGAGGATCTCCCGAGCGGCCTCCCAGGTGGCGCCCTTGCCGGGTCCGTGGGAGGTCAGGTACTGCTGCGGGACGAAGACGCGGGCGACGCCCAGGCGCAGGTCACGCATCAGCGAAGACCAGGTTTCGTCCAGGCTGTCCAGCAGGCCCTCGGTGCTGTCGTAGTCGGAGCGGCCGAGGTCGCCGGCGCCCGGGATGTCCGCCCAGATGCGGGTCGGGGTGACGTTCGGGATGTACGCGGCGGTGAGCCGGCCGGGCACGGTGGTGATGGCGGCCGCCTTACCCGTCCAGGAGACGCCCTCCATCGACGTGAGCCAGGAGGTGTCCGCCCAGCCGCCGACGTCGACGGGGTCACCGAGTTGGTCGAGGGTGCCGTCGTAGACGCCGTGCCAGATGACGCCGGGCTCGTGCCGTTCGAGGTACCGCACCACGCGCTGGCTGTTGCGCTCCAGGATCCGCCAGAAAGTCACGGCCGTCAGCACGCCCCAGCGGAACTCTGGGACCGCAGTGCCGGGGTCGACGCGGGCGATCCACGGGCGCGGCCGGAGCGTCTTGTCCCAGACGATGCGCAGGTACGTGCCACTCTTGGCGGCGGCGACTTCGGCGGCGGCGAGGAACTCCGCGTGGGCGCCGTCGTCGATCAGCTCGTCGAGGCGGGCCTGGGTGTCCTTGTCGGTTGCCGTCAGGGTGGGCGGCTCCGAGAACAGCAGCCGTGCGCTCGTCTGGGCGATGTCGGCGGCGAGCGGCACGTGAAGCTTGGCACGGCGCTGGCCGTCCGGGACGTGCTCGCCCCAGAACCAGCGGGCCGCGGTGTCCTTCGGTCCGGGTTGGACTTCGGGGAAGGCGGGCCGGCTGCGGCTGTAGAAGTCGGCGAGCTTGTCGGGCTGGCCGGCGTACCAGATGCCCCACTCGTTGATCTTGCTGAAGACGGGCTCCAGGTGCTTCGGCGGCCACGCCTGCAGCGGGTCGGAGGGCAGCGGCATCAGTCCTCCTGTGAGGTGGCGCACAAGCGCGGGGGATAGAACGCGTAGCCGCACATATGAGCTGGCGACTACAACGTCACGCGGGCAAGTGGAGTCGTTCGCGCAGCTCACCACGCCAGGCGGCACGGGTGGTGTGGCCGATGTACCGCTTCGCGTCGGGGCCGTGGTCGGCCACCTTCATCGGCACGTCTTCGCCCTTGGCCGCGGCCTTGTCGTCCCAGGAGTAGCCGAGCGTCTCCCTGATCAGCTCCTGGCACGACTCGTGGATGTCGAGCAGGTCGAGGCTGTAGAGGGTGCTGATCGTGCGGATGCCGGGCAGCACGCTGTTGTCGGCGAGCATCGACGCCAGGCCGTCCTGCTGCAGCTGCACCCGGAAGCCGGTCGCGGACGGGTCGACGACGGCGCGTTCCGGCTGCACGCCGATCCGGTCCGAGCGGGGCACCGGTACGCCGCCGAGCCAGTGCCGGACTTCGCGGGAGTACTCAGCATCGGAGAGCTGCCGGCGCTGGCGTGCGGAGTCCCACCGCCAATCCGAGGTGATGTGCAGCTTCCGGTCCGCGCCCAGGCCCAGGAGGACCGCGTGGAACGGGTTGCGGGTGCCGTGGTCGATGCCCACGCCAATCCACCGGCTGATCGCCGGGATGGCGGTGACGACGTGCCGATCGGTGTCGAACATGTCGTAGATCGCGCCCTCGGCCGGCACCCACAGGCCCTGGATGTAGCGCTTGAAGAACAGGCCGACGTACTGGCGCTTCAGCGACCGGATGAAGTCGGGCGACAGGTGCGGGTTGTCGTCCAGGGTGAACGAGAACCGGTGCATGTCGAGTGGGTCGCCGTCTTGGCTGCGGGTGATCGCGCCGTCGTGGTCGAGCCACATCGCGGCCTGATCGAGGAGCACCTTCAGCCAGTGGACAGGGCCGGCCGGGTTGCAGGTGCCGAAGAACTGGGCGCCGGGGACGGAGAGCCGGGTGCCGAGCATGTTCCACAGGTCCTCAGGCCAGGTCGCGATCTCGTCGCCGTACGCGCCCGCCAGGGTGAGGCCCTGGATCTTCTCGATGGCACGGGCGTCGTTCGCGCCGGCGGTGTAGATGCGCCGGCCGAACAGATACAGCTCGCCGCTGCCGGACATGTACCGGCAGCGCTTGGACCCGAGCATGTCGATCATCGGGTCGATGACGTTGCGCTTCAGGGTCCGCTCGGTCTTGCCGAGCATGGCGAGGTTGCCGCCGGGCCCGTTGCGGACGTATTGCATCCAACGGAACGTCGAGGCCACAGTCTTGGAGGACCGGACCGCGCCTTCCCAGATGTTGTACCGGGCGGTGGCCAGCTGCACCGAGCGCTTGGCCTTGCCGGTCAGCGGTTTGATCATCAGTCGCCGTCTCCGGTCATGTGCTGGAGCCAGGCGTCGATGCCGGAGGTGGCCACGTCGGTGCGGTCGTAGTCGGCCAGCTTCATCGCGGTGTCGGCGAGCGCCTTGATGGACAGGGCGATGGCCTGCTTGTCACGGAACGGCGGCTCGTCGAGCGTGCGCTCGTTGTAGTCGTTTTCCTTACCGCCGAAGTTCCAGATCTTCGACGGGGCGAACATCTGGCCGGCGAGCCGCTGCGCGTTCTCCAGCAGGTCGACCTGTAGCTGTGCGCGGCGTGCGGCGCCGTCGGCCTTCTTCGCGGCGGTAGCCGCGGCCGTCCTGGTGCGCTCGAAGGTGAGCGGCGGGTCGTGCTCGGCGCAGATCTTGGAGACCGTGCGTCCGGAGCGGCCGAGGAGCTCGGCGATCGCGTTGCGGCTCAGGCCTTCGGCGTGGAGTTCGGCGACGCGCTGCCGTTCGGTGTCGGTGATGGGTGGGTGTCCGCCGGCCATGGTCACCCCACTTCACACAGTCAGTACCCTAGGGTATTGTCAGGGCATGACCTCCCTTTCCGAAGTTGCTGGCCTGCTGACCGCGCTCCAGACCCTGGAAAGCCTGCCCCCGCTGGAGCGCGTCCGCGCGGCCCGGGCGCTCAGCGACAGGGCCAAGACGGCGCTCGCCGCCGTGGGCGACGCCGCGGTGGTGGAGGCGCTGTCTGGCAGCTCGTACACGGCGGTGGCTTCCGAGTTGGGCGTGTCGGTGGCGACGGTCAACAAGGCGGTGACCAGGCACAACGCCCGCACGAAGGAGTAGTACCCGCTCTCGCCGCACTCAACTACCCTAGGGTGTTGCTTCGTCCAATACCCTAGGGTATTGTTGTCCTCATCGGAGGGAACACGATGAGGGAGCGCGAGATGTACGAGCTGATCGAGGTCGACCCGGCCACCGGCAACGAGGACCAGCTGATCACCACCGGCACCCTCCGCCAGGTCACCCGGGCGATGCGGGACCTGATCGCCGACATGCAGGAGGACTGGGAGTGCGGCGGCGCCTGGTCCTGGCTCCGGATCCAGCCGGCGGCATGAGGCGAGGGCCGGGAAACCGGCCCTTTTCTCGCACCTCACATTGGAACGTTTCAGTCCAGCGCTTCGCGGCGAGGGTTGGTGCGGGCCGGCTTCCCGGTCGACCCGCACCAACCCCATCGACCCCCGATGCATCCACCCCCTGGATGCACAACAGCCCGGATCCCTGGCGGGGGATTCCGGGCTGCGAGCAGACTCCTGCTGGCAGCAGTGTGACGTAGAGATCCACTCGCGTCAAGAACGACGCCCGCGGACGCTCCCCCGGTCCCGCATCTCCAGCTCAATGCGGCTCGCTTGACCGAGCGGGTACCGCACCTGAGGCCGGCCGTGGCCGTCCGCGATGCGGGCCTTGCGCAGCCCCTGATCGCTGGCCCAGTACCGCACGGCGCGGATGGTCACGCCGTGGCCGAGCTGGTCGGCGATCTCTCGGGCTGTCCCCCACAGCTCCCCGTCGACCAGGATCACGCCGAGACGCCCCCTAGAACCTCGCTCCGCGGCCAGGCGCTCCCGCACGTCGTGCACTCGATCACCCGGGCATCCAGCGGCGGCGACAGCCGCATGATCAGGCCGGTGGTGTCGCAGTCGGGGCACGGGATGCGCGGGACGAGCTGGCGGTCGTGGGCGATGCGGAGTTGGCGGCGGATGCGGCCGTCGATGCGGTCGAACCAGAGCCGGGCTCGGTCGGCAGCACGCGGGCTCATCGCCGGGATGGCGGCCTCCAGGTCGCGGACCGGGTGGGCGACGTAGCCGGTCCGCGGCACGTGCCGGCTGACGTTCAGCAGCTGCTCTTGGACCTCGGTGCGCAGTTCGGCGTACCGGTTGGGCCTCGTGGTGCCGACGGTGCCGGCCGCGTCGCCGGTGGGGTCGCCGTGCCCGCCGAGCGCGTGCCGGCGCCCGAACGTCGGCGACTTCAGCGGCTCGTACCGCGCGGCCTGTTCGGCACGGATGGCGCGGTACTCGTCGTCGACGCGGTCGTCCAGGGCGGCGAGCGCCGCCTCCAGGGTGTGGAGGGCGGCGCTGGCGCGGAGCTGATGGTGCTGGTTGGTCACATCTCTCCCTCAGGGAACCGGAAGCAGCCACAGTGACTTGGGCACTCCTCGCACACCGACCGGTGGCCGGGCCGTGCTGGCTGGACGAGGACACCGGCTTCACACCCGGCGCACTGAACGAGTCCGGCGCGGCCAGTGCGGATGGCGTGGTCTTCGCGGACGGCGGCGAGTTCGCGGGCGCTGACTCGCTGGCTCATGCCACGTCTCCGTTCGGCCCGCTCTGCTTCTGCGGGGCGACGAGGGCCAGCTTGTACTCGTACGCGGCGATGATCTTCAGCAGGTTCACCGCGGACGGCATCGTGCGACCGCGCTCGTACTCGCCGAGCTGCTGAAGGTTGATGCCGGTCTTGTCGGCGAGCTGCTGGAGGGTGAGGCCGTGGAGGTGCCGGATCTCGCGCAGGGCGGTGCCGAGGCTGGTGGTGCTGGGGACGCGGATGCTGCCGGGCCGGTTGTCCTCGTAGGCCTGGAGCATGCGGTCGTCGGGCTGGGGGTGACCGTGGTCGGTGGCCCATTGGCGGGCGGCTTGGGTGGCGGGGCTGACGGTCACTGTGGGCCTTTCGGGTCGAGCTGGAGCGGGGTTTTGCTGATCAGCCATTGGTTCACCGGTGGGCAGAGGATCTTGGTGCCGCTGGCGTCGTGTGTGCGGTGGGTGGTCCCGCAGCGGGCGCATTGGCGGGCTGCGGGACCGTGGTCGGTGTACCGAGGCGACGGCATCAGCCCGGTGGACTCGCATCCCGATCCGGTGCGATGGTGACTAGGGCACGCAGGTAGTTGCGGGCATCCGCCTCGGCGGCGCGCTGCTCCTGCTCGGTGAGATCGGCGAAGGTCGGGTAGAAGCCCGCGTTGAACGGGCTGCGGCGGGCCAGTTCTTGACGGGCCTCCGCGAGCATGCGTGCGGTGACCTCGACGCCGTTCACCATGATCGAGTCCGGGTCAGGCACGGTCGGCCTCCTCGGCGTCGCGGCCGCGGCGGTCGAGCGCCTCCACCCAGGCCGCGGCAACGGCGGCCACCTGGACCAGCTCGGTGCGCAGCTCGGCCGGCTTCTCCTCCGCCAGGGCCTCGAAGACCTCCTCCAGGAGGATGTGTCGCCACGTCAGCGGGCCGTGGTGTTCAAGGCCGGGCGTCTTACCGGCCGCGGCGTCGGTGGCGCGGCGCGTATCCCGGGCCAGCTCGTGCATGTAGCGCACCTGGAACACCTCCCGGGGGCCGGTGCCGTCGGGGTGGTTCTGCTCGCCCCACTTCTCGTCCTGCGCCACCCGCTCCCGGGCGACCTCGTCCAGGACGAGGGTGAGCGGCAGCGGCTCCAGCACGAGCTGGCGCAGCGGACCCAGCACCGACCGAGCCGCCCGCGCATCCGCGTGCGTCTGCAGCAGCGTCTCCACAACGGCCCGGGACGCGCCAGGAATGCACCGGCACGGAGAACACACCGTGGCGTCCTCCGGGTCGTACCCGGGCTCACACGGCCGGTTGATCGCCGTCTCCTGCGTGCGCGCGGAAGGAACCGAGGACGACGGCCAGGGCTCGGGGATGTCGACCGGTTCGTCCGCGAGGTCGAGGTAGTGGTGGTTGCCTTCGTGGCCGAGGAAGTGGCGGCATCGCTGGTGTTCGTTGTCTGTGTGGATGCAGCGCTGTGCGTCGACTGGTAGCAGGTCCTCGGTGAGGTGGTGGGCGGCTCGTTGGCGGTTGGCGGCGTCCTGTTCGGGTGTGAGGCAGATGGCGCCGGGGGTGTGTTCGGGGGTGCCGATGCCGAGGCAGGTGCAGCGGCAGCGGGCGGCCTGTGGGCCGGTCAGCGGGTAGTTCTGTTCGAGGTAGCTGTCGATGTCGCGGCGGATGGTGGTGCGGATCTCGGCCAGGGCCTTCTCGTAGGCGTCGACGGTGCCGTGTCCGGTGTAGAACGCGTCGATGGTGCCGAGGAACTGGCCGGTGATCATGGCGAGGTGGTCGTAGGCGAGGCGGTAGGCGCCGGCGCGGGCTTCGGCGGTGTCGAGGGCGGCCGCGGTGACGTACGGCCGGGCGGCTGGCGGGGTGGTGGGGTGGAGGTTCAGCACTGGGTCTCCTCGATCTGGTGGCGGATCTGTCGTGCTCGGGCGGGGGTGATCCAGGAGTCGGCGGGTTCGGGTTCCTGGGGCGTTCTGGTGGCTCGGGCCATAGCGCGGGCAACGGCGGCTGCGGCAGCGGCCTGTGTGCGTTTCTCGCCGGGCGTGAGGTGCCGGATCATGCGGCCTCGCGGCGGCTGGATCGCTTCTCAGCGCGGGACCGGTCAAGGGCTCGCTGCCGGATAAGGTCCGAGCCGGTCAGTGGGGGTTCGTCGGCACCGGGTACGGACCGCGCAACGACGTATTCCGCGAGGATTTCTCGGACCCTGTTCCGGTTGCGGGCGATCCGGGCATCGCGATCGGGGTCGTCTTCGAGCTTGCCGGGCGGCAGGGCGCGGACGGTGGTGGAGGCTCGGCGTTCGTCTCGGATGATCCGGGTCAGGCGTCGGATGTGAGCGGGCATGATCCGGTCGGTGGACTCGCGGAAGTGCCGGCTGACTGCGGCGCGGGCATCGGCGAAGTCAAGGTCTCCGAGGTCTTCGTGCCAGGCAAGGACATCAGCGTCGCCGATGGTGCGCTGGTCACGACCGGCGATGGCGCCGAGGAGTAGGGCGATTTCGGAGCGGGTCACTGGTCCTCCTGGGCGTACTTGGCGGCGAGTTCGAGGGCAGCGCCGACACGCTGGTCCGTGGTGGAGGGTCTGGGGGTGTGGCCTGAGAGGGCGACAACGTTGCCCTGCGGGCGGGCATTCATCACCTGGTTGACGACGCTGGGCAGCGAGGTGGGGTGCATGCCGCGGCCTTGCCAGTACTCCAAGGCGCGCTGGATGTCGCTGGGGTCGATGTCGTCGCGGAGTAGCTGGGCGACTTCGCGGCCGATGGCGTCGACGACTCGCGATGGTGGGCGTCGGGTGCAGGCGGTCATCCAGGCTTGGACGATCTGTTCGGCTCGTCCGGGGGTGCCGGCGGGGTCGTCCTCGCGCACGCGCGCGGCGGGGTTTTCCCTGTTCCCTGTTCCCTGTTCCCTGTTCCTTTCCGCCAGTGAGTCCTCAGCGAGTGGTGCGTGAGGGCTGTGTGAGGGCTCACTGTGCGGGGTGGTTTCCGCAGGTGGGGGCGCATAGCGAGGACTGGCGGGAGCGGTTTCCGCAGGTGGCGGAGCCGGGATCTTGCTCCGGGTGGGCCGGTTGATCCGCTGGTGCTCATTCCAGTTAGTGATGGCAAGGAATGAGCGCGCACCCACCGTGTAGCGAGTAATCAGTGAGGACTCACTGAGTGCTTTGAGGTCCAGTTCGACGTCGCTGGAGAGGCGGTCGTCGAGGGGCCACACGGCGGCCTTGATGAGCCGTGCATCGTCCACGCAGCGGCCCTCGTCATCGACGTGGGTCCAGAGCCCGATGAACGTGAGCCGTGCCTCCAGCGTCAGGCTCGCGATGGCCAACGAGGTGAAGAACTCGGGCTTAATGGTCCTGATGCGGGCCAACTGCTTGTCTCCTTGCTGAGGTGCTGGCCGGCCGCCTCTCGGCCGCCGGCCAGCGGGATCAGGCGGCGGCGCGGTGGCGCGCCCAGGCGGTGAGGTGGGCCCAGGGCCGGTCCGTGGGGACGGCGGCCGCGAGGATGAAGAGCAGCGAGGTCCGGTCGGCCGGGTCGGGCAGCTCAGCGAGAAGCCACCGGAGGTTGGCCTGGGGGTTGTCGTCCCGGACCCGCTCGACCAGTTGCACCGCCAGGGCGGCGAGCCGGTCGACGTGCTCCTCAGTTGGCTCCGAGCGACGCATGTCGAGGTGATTTGGCATGGTCAGTCCTCTCGCTCGCCGAGACGGCGTAGGTGCTCGTCGTGCTGCGCCTGGACGGCCGCCCGGTGCTCGGCCACCCGCGACGCGTCGTGGAGCCGGTGCGCCCTGATCAGGCGGCAGCGGCACACGCCCGGGCTGTCCTCGTCGAAGTCGTGCGGGACCGCCTCACTGGTCCGCTTCGGGCCCCTCAGCACCAGCTGGGTGGGCTTCGGCGTCAAGCTCATGCCGGCACCGCCTCACGCGCCTCGGCGTACGCCCGGCAGCTGCACGCGCGGCAGGCGCGGGTCTCGTCGACGTGGACGAGCTGGAGGTGCGCGCAGGCGCAGCGGGGCTTGCGCGGCGCCGGCGCGAACGGCGACACCACGGCGGCCGGCTTCGGCTCGACCGGGCGCACGTACTCCGGCGCGATCGCGGCCACCGCAGCGATCCGCTCGGCCGGGTCGGTCCGGTAGTCGGAGCCGATCCCGGCCAGCTCGTCGACGTCGTCCAGGCCGTACGGGTCCGGCTGGTCCGCGAGGATCGCGTCAGGGTGCTCCCGGACGGCGGTGGTCAGCCACGTCTCCGGCCCCTGCACCGGGCCGCGGTCGTAGTCGTCCAGCCAGGCCAGGCCGCCCCGGTCCAGCACACGGCGGGCCCGGGTGACGGCAACGTACGCGAGCATCAGCTCGTCGCGGCGCCACAGCGCCCGGCCGGTCAACCGGTCGCGGCGCGGCTCCCGGAAGTCGGCGCCGATCCGTACCCGGTCCCACTCCCGGCCCTTCGCACGGTGCCCCGTTGAGATGATCACGTCGGCGTGCTGCTCGTCGACGAGCGTGGAGACGACCCGGATCAGCTCCTCCGGGCCGTGGTCGTCGACCAGCTTCACGAGGACCTTCAGCGAGCCGGACGCGTCGTCCAGGGCGGCGTGCTCCTGGACCTGGGCCCAGGTCTTGAACGCGAGCAGCTCGGGGTGTGCCGTGCCGCGCCCGGCCATCAGGTCCATGGCGGCCTCGGCGAGCCGGATCAGGTCGTCGCCGCCGCCGACGAGCGCCGCGCGGCGGCCCGACCGGACGGCGTCGACGAGCTGGGCGATCGCGCCGGCGTTCGACCGGCACAGGATCGCGTCCGGCTCAGCGAGAGCGGCCAGGCTGGAGCCTGCTGGCTCGTACCCGCGCAGCCGCAGCGGCGCCCGGAGCAGGTCCAGCCACCGGTTCGCCTCGGTCGCGATCGCCGGGCCGAATCGGAAGGACTGCGACAGGGTGAGCCGCTGGTCCGCCTGGAACTTGGACATGGCGTCGATAGCGCCCCGGAACCCGTAGATGGCCTGCGCGGAGTCGCCGACCATGATCCGTTGCGCGTGGTCCTGGAAGTGGAACAGCGACGCCATCACCGGGGACAGGTCTTGCGCCTCATCGAGGAGCACGTAGTCGACCGGCATCCGCGGCCGCGACAGCTGGTAGATCTTGAGGTAGACGTCGTGCGTGCACTGCAGCTTGCCGCCGCGGGTGAGCTGGAGATCGTCCCAGGCCTTGCGGGCGTACTTGACCAGGTACGCGGCGAGCTCCGCGTTCTCCGTGTGGGTGTAGGCGTCGATCGGCTCCAGGTGCTGGACGCCCGGCTCCTGGTCGGCCGAGTTGAGGAACCGGCCGACCATCGCCATGACCATGCGCGCGAGGGTGATCGGGGACAGCGGCGCCAGGTCGGGCGCGAGCTCCACCGGGCTGTTGATCCCGAGGGCCTCGGCCGCGGCCTTGGCCGGCACACGCGGTCCCTTGATCCGGTCGATGTAGTGCCGGCCGACCGGGCCGAACGCCAGCGAGTGAGCGGTCCTGCAGTCCACGGTGCCCGGGAAGTCGCGCTTCGCCTCGGCAGCCAGGGCCTTGTTGTACGCGACGTACGCGCCCCTGCGGGCCGGCTGCGCCTTGGCGGCCATCTTGAGCGTGCTGCTCTTGCCGCAGCCGGCACCGGCCTGAACAACGATGGTGGGCCGGTCGGCCGCGGTGAAGGCGTCGATCACCGCGGCCTGCTCGTCGGTGGGCCGGTGGTTCATCGGGCACCAGCCCCGGCCAGCTCGGTCTCGGTCGGCGGTGTCTGCTGGGCGATCCACCGCTCCAGGCGGTCGCACACCTCACGGACCTCGGCGTCGGTCAGCTCGTTGGTGCTGCCGACGTCGTGCCCGACGACGTTGCCGACGTAGGCGAGCCGCTCGTCCCGGTCGGTGATCTCCGCCTGACCGAACAGCGCCATCATCCGGCGGCGGGCCGCGTCGTTGCCCGGGTTCTTCGGCTCGGCCGCGGCGACCAGCTCGGCGCGGCGCTTCGCCAGGGCGTTCTTCAGCGTCTCGAATTCGTCGTCGGTCAGCCCGGTGGCCGCCTTGCACGCCTCGACCGCCGCGCCGTACTGCTCGCGGGTGGCCACCGAGCGGATTTGCTCGAGTAGCTGGTCGACCAGCTCCGGCTCGGCGGCCTGCAGCTCGGCCAGGTCTCGGGTGTGCGCCTGGGCCGGGTCGCAACGCAGCATGTCGAACACGACGCCCTCCACCGACCAGTCCCGGGCCAGCGGGAGCGGGTCGTCATACCCGGGGCGAACGCCCAGGTGCACAGACCGGAGGCCGACGATGGTGCCGGGCTTGGACCGGTCGAGGCGGATCCAGCAGGAGACGTCGAAGCCGAGTGTCTTGTGGCCCTCGACCTTGTATTCCTTGGTGTTCGCGATCGGGGCGCCCTTGTCGTCGAGCGCGGCCACGTCCTTACCGCGGGCGGTGAGCAGCACGATGCCCGGGAAGGTCATCAGCGTGGTCATGAGCTTGCGGTGACGGCCGCCGGCCTCGTTCCACAGGTCCATCGAGATCTTCGGCTCTTCGTCGGCCGCGAGCTGGGGCTTGCCGTACTTGCGCGCCTTGGCGTTGTGGCGCTGGCGGGCCTTGTCGCTCGCCCAGTCCTTGAGCATGTCCCACTCGGCGGTCATCGAGTCGATGACGAGCACGACCGGGGGCTTGCCCGCGGCGAGAGTGCGCTGGGCCTCGGCCTTGACGGCGTCGACGGCGGCCTGGATCTCGGCCCACGTCCACTTCTCGCCGGTGGGCTCGATGATGTCGTAGTCCGCGCCGGGGATGGCGCCGTACTCGTCGGCGGCACCCTCTCCGAGGTCGATCCAGTACATCTGGCCGATGCGGGGCGAGGTGGAGAACTGGGCGCACGCCCAGGACTTGCCGGCCTTCTCGCCGCCCTCGATCAGGATCAAGGGCCACGGGACGCGGCCGGTGGGCTTGCGGGTACGCAGGGCGGTCACTTCTGCTCCTCGGCGTAGGCGGGACCGTCGACGCGGCGGAGCAGGCCGCCGACGTTGACCAGGACGATCGGGGTGGGGAAAGGGGAGGCCGGCGGCTCGGCCGGCTTGGCGAAGATCGGCGAGCTGACGGGGATGACCGGCGCGTTCGCGAACAGGGCCATGGCCTCGGCGTGGAAGGCCGCGCAGTCGCAGATGTCGCCGAGCAGGACACCGCAGCAGTCCTTGACCGGGATGGCGTGGAGGGTGCGCTCAGCCATGGGTCACCTCGGCGGCGTGACGTGGCTGGTAGCGGCCGGTGGCCTGCCCCGAAGGCTGCACCTCCGGCTCGCCGGCCACAGCCGGGATCTCCTGGGTGGTCTCCGGCGCCTCGCCCAGGTCGACCGGGTTGAGCACCGGGCCCGGCGCGATCACCGGCTCGCTGAACAGGCCGAGCCCGCCCAGGACGAGTAGCGCGGCCAACGGGACGAAGCCGATGGCGGCCAGGATCCCGGCGAAGATGGCGCTGTTGGTGGAGCCGAACGTCGGGAAGGCCAGCATCAGCTGTCACCCCGCTCGTGCTCGGGTGTGACGGCCGGGGCGGCGTACCACTCCCGTAGCTCGGCGATCTCGCGCTGCTCGCGCAGGACCCGGTCGAGACGGCGGTTGGTGATGGTCCAGCGGCGCCGGTACTCGTACGCCAGGACCATGAGCACCGAGATGGCGATCGCGACCAGCAGCGCGGTGAGGATGATGGCTGCGAGGACGTCTGCGCGGATCATGCGGCACCGCCCCGAGCAGCCGCGACCTCGGCCTGCAGCTCGGCGATACGCGCGAGCAGAATCCGGGGATCCTCCTCGGCGGGCCGAACGACGTAGCCGTATGCCGTAATCGTGAGGGGACCGATGAAGCCTCGGGCCTTGTAGTCGTCGTATCCGGTGCTATCGCTCTTCCGCTCACCGACCTTTCCGAGGAGGTGGGCCCCGAGCGCATCGACGTTCTGGATCAACGTGGCGGAGGCCTCAGCGGTCCCGGCGTGGCCGTAGAGCACGTGGAAGTAGAGGCCAGACGGCAGTGCACCGTCGAAAGTGGCGAGCTTGTCGCCGAGGTTGTGCAGCGCGGCGGCCAGCTCGGTGCTGCGGTTCCACTCACCCTGGTTGGCGAGCGCGCCGTTCAGGCCGGCCGCCATCGCGTGGGCGGCGTTGAGCTGGGCGGTGATGTGGTCGGTCTCGCCGATGTCGTCGACCAGGTCGAGCTTCCACTCGACGGCGATGTCGGCTTCATGCTTCGGGCGCCCGGGCAGGGACCACAGGTTGTCGGCGGCCTGGAGGTGCGGCAGGGCGGAAAGCCGCCGGATGCTCACCTCGACGTGGCTCTCGGGGCCGTACTCGTCGAGGGCCTTCTCGACGGTGGTGACGAAGCCCTCCTCGTCGGCGAGGAACACCTGCCAGAGGCTGGCGTTCGCCGGGGGCTGGTAGGTCATGGGATGATTCCTTTCGTCTGGCGGTCCCGGTCGTGTGCAGCGATTGGCGGGGCCGCTGGGCGTTTTCTGTGGCCTGATCAGGCCGTGATGGCGGGCTGCTTGCCCATCCGGTGGATCTCGGTGATGTCCTCGCGGGAGAAGCGGATGTCCCGGCTCCCCAGGCGCGTGAACGGGATCTTGCGAGCGGTAACCGCCTCGTCGACCCAGCTCTTGGGCTTGCGGATCAGCTCGGCGAGTTCGGCCTTCGTGATCAGTTCGAGGTCTTTCATCAGGTCGTCGCCTCGTTCCGTTCGAACAGGTACTCGACGTTGGTGTTGAGGGCCGTCGTAGCCGCCGCGATGAAGCGGGTTCCGGGCTTGATGTGGCCTCGCCGGATGCGGCCCAACGTGGTGTGGCTGACGCCGATGCCGGCTGCTCGCTGCTGGTCGGTCTTCCAGCCGCGGTGCCCCGTCAGCTCGTCGAACCGAGCCAGATTCAGCGCGAATCCAAGGTCATGTTCGTGCACGAACAGAACCGTACTCCTTATGTGCGCGTGCGCACAAGGCGGAGGTACGCGGGTTTCTTGGGAAGTTTCGCGGTGCTAATGTGCGTCCATGCACACAGCCCTCGCGCTTGAGAACACGCCCTTCGTGGGCGTAGCGACCGTTCGGCGACGATCGAACGAAGATGTGCGTGCACGCACACGAGTGACAGGTCGCGCACCGGTACCTAATGTCGTGCACGTGCGCACGATTGAATGGCCCGAGCAGGAGGCCTTCCTCCAGCAGCTCGACGCCGTCAAGCAGCGGCACAAGATCCGTCACGACAGCGCGCTCGCCGAGCTGGCCGGCATCAGTCACACCGCCGTCTCCAACTGGCGTAACCGCAAGGCCCGCCCGTCGCTGACCGCCATCACTCGTATCGCCGAGGCGATCGAAGAGTCACCGCAGCCGCTCCTCGCCGCCGCCGGCCTCATTGAGGACCAGGACGACAGCATCGACCCGCTGGCCGGCATGCCCGACTCAATCCGCAGGATGGTCGCTCTCTACCGCGCCGGTGACGAGACTCTGCGCACGCGCCTGGAAATGGGCGCCCTCGTGCTCACTGAGTTCGCTGACGACCACGTGCGGCTCAGCAGCACCCAGAAGCGCAGCTCCTAAGCGCGCTCTTCGCCGGGCCGAGTAGCCCGCGACTCGTCTCTTTCTCCCGCTCTTCCCTGATGAGGCGGAAGTCCAATGTGGATTGAAAAGCACGGCCCCAACTGGCGTATCCGCGAGGAGATCGCCGGCCGCAAAACCACTCTGAAATCCGGTTTCCCGACCAAGACCAGCGCCAAGGCCGCGATGAACGCCATGAACACCGACCGGGCTCGCGGCGACTTCATCAACCCGCAGGACGGGAAGGTGACGCTCGCTCAGTTCGTCAACGACTTCTGGCCCGGCCACGAAACCGGCTTGAAGCCGTCGTCGCGGCGGACCCAGGGATCGAACCTGCGCGTGCACGTTCTGCCGCAGCTGGGCCTCTACCGACTCGACCAGATCGACACCTTGGTCGTGACGCGGTTCGTGCACCGCCTGGTCAACGGCGACCCGGACCCCGTCGACGGGCCACCCCGTAAGCCGCTCAGCCCCGGGTCGGTGCGCAACGTCTACGGCGTGCTGCACACGATCCTCGGCGCCGCGACCAAAGCCCGCATGATCCCGTTCAATCCTGCGATCGGAGTGAAGATGCCGCCCCGCGAGCACCACGAGATGAAGTTCTGCACGCCCATCGAGATCGAGCGCCTGCTGGCCGCCTGCACGGGTGATGACGCGCATTGGCGCCCGCTCGTGATGCTGCTCGTGACGACCGGGCTGCGCTACGGCGAGGCCCACGCCCTGCAGGTCGGCAAGGTCGATCTGTTCGCGGGAACGGTGCAGGTGACACGAACGGCGTACGAGGCGAGCGGTGGCCGCTTTGTCTATACGACGCCGAAGACCAGGTCTTCGCGGCGGACGGTGCGGATCCCGCAGGAGCTTGTGCTTGAGCTGGCTCCGTTGCTGGCGGGCAAAGCCAGTGATGCTCTCGTGTTCACGATGCCCGACGGTAAGCCCATCACGGGGACCTTCCGGAAGGGAACGTGGAAGCGGATCACCAGCCGGGCCGGGCTGACCGGGCTGCGGCTGCACGACCTGCGCCACACGGTTGCGTCGTTGCTCATCTCCGCGAACGTCCCGTTGACCGCGATCCAGCGGATGCTCGGTCACACGTCGATCAAGATGACGTCAGATCTGTACGGCCACCTCATGCCGGAGGTCAACGAGTCGATTGTCGACACGCTCACCGAAGTCCTGAAACGGGGCTCCAGGCGCGGCGGGACGACAGGGATTCCGGCGTGGCCGGTGGAGGGGGAGCGTGGGGGGAATCTGGGGGGCGCGTGGGGGATTCCAGCCCTGCCCAATCCTGCCGAATCCTGA